CGGGAAGCACAGGCTGTCGCATGCTTTCAGTGCGGCGCCCTTCCCCAAGTTCACATGGCAAGCCTGTGCGGGCTGCCCGGTCACAAGGCAGCCGAGTGCGGCCACGTTGCGGCGGTGTTGCTCACTGCGAAGCAGAGTCGGCAACTTGTGACCGGGCGGGCGATAGAAGCCCATGACAATCTCGACCTTTCGGCCCAAGCCTTCGCCGCGCGCAGCTTTGGAGCGCTTCATTGGCGTCTTGCGCTGAAGGGTCGAGTTGCGAATCACGCGTCTCTCCCGAGGCTGGTACGGGACCAGTCAACGCCCTTCTCATTGCCAAAGGCGTAGGCGAGCTCGATGAGTTCGGTCATCTGACGCACGTTCATCTTGCTGGTGCGTTGGCCCAGCAGGACCATGCCCCCATCGATGCCCATCGCCATCCGCGTTTCACGGCGCAGGCCAGCCGTCAGGATGTCTTTGACTTCTTCGGGCGACACCTTCACGAGCGCACCGTTGACGATGAATTCAACCTGATGGCTGATGTCGGTAAGGATCGACCACATCATGTCGTTCTGCGCCAGCGTGCGAGTGCGAGGCTTGATCTCAACGCGGTAGCCTTCCGGCGCGTTGGAGCAGGCGTAGGCAGCGTTGCGCCGTGCCAACGGATGCGACAGGACGAACACTTGCTTGTTCATTACTTCGCCCCTTTCCGGGCCGCACGGCGCGCGTTACGGGCCAAGCGGAACAGAAGCCTGATCTCTTCCATCGCGTGCGATTCGATGGCGTCCGCATCCTTCTCGCAGATCACACCATCGGACATCGCTTCCAGTCCGACGCTGGTCAAACTTCCGCCCTGTGCGGCCAGCTTCAACAGCTTCGTACGGATCGCGGTGAGTTCGTCTTCCCAGCCTCCAACGGGCGCAGCGTCGATGCTTTCAGCGGCCAATCCAAAACGGTTGTTGAATGCGAAAAGCCAACCCATCGCGTCAGGTCGGTTCATGTCCTGCATCCATTCCGTCAGGAGCTCGGCCATTTCCACACTTACCGAGTCCCCGTCGACGCCGCGCAGCTTCGCGCGCAGGCTCTCCGGGTGGATCGTCTTTTCGCGACGCTCGCTCAAGAACTTGGCAGCGGCATTCACGCCACCCGGCGCATTGCGCACGGCGGTGTACAGCACATCACGCCAGTCAGTTTGGGAATATCGGCAGGTCATGCGTCACCTTGAAATCTGAGGCCTTTCAGCCTTTCACCGTTTGCGCGCCGCTTATAAAGTTCGGCACATGGAAAACAACAACGAATCCAAACCAGTGACCCGAGCGCATCTGTTCGCGCGCATCGACGCCACCCTTCTTTCTCAGGCGACCCCGCCGCGGGACGACAACGAGTCGCCGAAGGTGGAGAACAGCGAACAGCCCAAAGAAGACGCCGACGCGAAATGACCGAGACCGAGCAGCTTTTGAAGAACGCGGCCGAAGTGGCCAAGCGGACGTTCATCGACCCCACCGAAGCGGCAGTGATTGAAATCTTTAAGGAGCTGTGCGCCGAGCGTGACCGCATGGCGTGGGCGACCGACGGCCGCGAATCGGCGACGGTGCATTGATGTCATGCCGCCCTCGCCTGGTCGCTTCGCGCCAATTGCTTCTTGAGTCGGCGCGCAGACTTTCGGAGCACGTCCCACCGAAACGTGGGCAGCAGTTCCTCGCAGCGGACACCAGTCGCTTCTTCAATCAAGGGGCAGTGTTCGGAAGGGAGCGGTCGCTTCAGATGAACCCAGTCATGAACGCTGACGGGAGTGACCCGAAGAATTCGAGCGAGCGCCGCCTGACCGCCGGCTATATCGCATGCCCGGGATAGGGGTTCGTGTCGTTTTTTCATGTCCATGCCGCATTATTAGGCGACGCCTAATGAATGTCAATAGGAATTGCCTAATGCAGCATCACAAGGCGAAAGTTAGGCAATGCTTAATGGAACTGACCTAGGCGCCGCAATCAAAGCGGCCATTGAAAAGAAGATCGCTAGCGGCGCAGTGGCGTCGCAGGCGGCGATCGCACGTCATTTCAATGTGAAGCCGCCATCGATCCATGACTGGATCAAGAAGGGGTCTATCTCGAAGGACAAGCTCCCGGAGCTGTGGCGCTACTTCTCTGATGTCGTAGGCCCTGACCACTGGGGACTTAAGGCATGGCCCGACATGGGCGCCGTGATGCCAGAAGAAAGGCCGCCAGCCCCTGCCCCATGGCCATTCCCTGGCATTTCAGAGAAAGACGTCCGAGCATTGCCTCCTGCCCACATCAATGAATTGCAGGGCGCACTCGCACTGGCAATCGCCCAGCTCAAGCTAAGGGTCGAGGTAGCCCCGGCCACATTGCCAAAGGCCGGCAGTTCGATCCGTGGTTCAGTGGTAGACACTCACGCGGCTGATGACGCGTTCCCAATGCGAGAGGTGCTCGACCACCCGGCGGCCGGCTCGGGCAAGATCTTAGTCGCGGCCAACGTGACCACAGGCGCGCGCGCCGCTGCCAACGACAGCTTCGAGCCAGTACCTGAGCTGGCAGATGTCCGCCTAGCTGCCGGCGCCGGCATCGAGAACCATACCGAAGATCAAACCGGAGTCATCCAGTTCCGTAGGTCGTTCTTGAGGTCTGTAGGTGCCGACTCAGGCAAAGCCCGAGTGGTGTATGCAAAAGGCGACAGTATGGAACCCGTCATCAAGGATGGCGCCGCCCTCCTCCTCGTCCCTAATGAAAACCTGACGCTGCGCGACCTGGCTGGCGGCGGCGTCTACGCCATCAACTACGACGGAAAGATGATCGTGAAGACGGTGGCTAAGGACAAGCTCACGGGGCAATGGGTGGCGAGATCATTCAACCCCGCATATCCAGATATCCCGCTGGAAAACGGCCATCCTTCCCGCGTACTGGGGCAAGTCGTATGGGCCGGGGCCAGGCTACGCGATGATGAAGCGGGGCAGTGGATACCGTCATAACTTTTAAGTTGACGACTTTCACAGTAAGCATCGCCGGTCGATAGCGAATTTTCACAGGAGAGGCAATAATGGCTACAAAACCCGGATCAGGCGGCAACAATAAGAACCCCTTGCCCGATCGAGACACCGGCTTCAACCAGGACCAGCGGCCAACATATATTCCTGGGAAGGTCCAGGAAAGAAGTGATCATGGCAACACCGTGTCTCGTGTACAGCCACGGCGCGACGGCGGCGGCAGTAGCGGCGGCGGTTCCGGAGGCGGGTCTAACGGACGATAGGAAAATGAGCGACACCATCGACGAAATTCTGTATGACGCAAAGTTCAGCATAAGCTACCACCGCAAGAGGGAAAGCTTCTTTCGCGTGCTGGATGCTTCCTCGAAGGCGGTGTCCTTAATTGCGCTGGCGTCTATTGGATTCGACGCGAATGCATTTACTATGGGCGCCGCGATTGTCAGTGGTGTATTTACTATCGCAACGATCGTCGTTGATTGCCCGGGCATGGCAGGAAAACATGGCAGTCTGGCCAACCGGTTTAACGCAATTCTTTCGCGAGCAGTGCTCGCCAAGAATTCCCAGGACGAAGTGAGCCAACTGCGGCATGAGTACCATGTGGTAGAGGCAGACGAACCCCCGTCCTTGCGTGGGTTAGTTCAGCTTTGCCAAGACGAGCAAGACGCAGCCGAAGGCAAGAACGTGCGACCTGAATGCCTTTCGATGAAACGACGAATTCTCGCTCAGTTTGGTTTCGGTCAGCGCACCATAGACTTTTGCCCGCCAAGCGGCGCTGCGTAGATAGCATTCAGCCACCTCCGGGTGGCTTTTTCTTTGGCCCATGAGTAGCCCGAATTGATCATGACTATCCACGTACCTGGGCAATTAAGCCCAGATGCAGGAGCCAGCATGATGAGGATCATGATCTGGGTGGCGGTAGTGTTGGTGTTGGCCCTCTGGGCACAGCCGGCCTACTAAGCCACCTTTCCCCACC